TTGCAGGTACTAGTATTGAAGACTGTATTGATCTTGCTTATAACGAAATTAAAAACAGAACAGGTAAAATGGATAACGGAACATTTAAAAAAGATTAACATGAGTGATAGAGAAATTATGGATGCCAAGAATGGTATAGCTGTAAGAAAATCTTACGGTTTTAGAGACCCAGTTGTTAAACACGTTGTCGATAAGTTTGTATCTCGTTCAGACGTTGGTTATGAAAAGTATGGATCAACACTAGATGATGAGCGTAGGTTTAAAATGAAAGACTTGTATGGTTATTTAACTGATATACAAGAAGAACTTATGGACGCTGTATTATACATACAGACTGCCCGTGAAGAAATTGAAGAGTTGAAAAATGGAAAGCCATTTGGTGATGAAGCGGAAAGTTAAAAGAAAGAGAGGGCCCGTTAGAAGTAAGAAAGTCACAGTCGACGGGATAACCTTCGCTTCAGGTCTTGAGAAATATATGTATCTCGCTTTAAAAAAAGCTAAGATAAAAGCTAAGTACGAGGGAAAGACATATATTCTACAAGATAGTTTTGAGTTTAACAATAAGAGTTATGAAAAACAATCTAACGGAAAGGGGGAGTTTAAAAATAGAGGTGAAAAAAAGATATTAAATATCAAATACACACCTGATTTCATAAGCAATTCATTTATAATAGAATGCAAAGGTAGAGCTAATGAAAGTTTCCCGATTCGTTGGAAAATGTTCAAGAATTATGTAAAAGAACATTTAAAACATGTGACTCTTTATAAACCACAGAACCAAAAAGATTGTGACGAAGTAATTAGATTAATATTAAATAAAAACAAATCAAATGAAAGTTAAAGATTGGGAGTTCAGTATAGGTTTCTATACTGGAATATTAATAGGGTTCAGGTCATATCAAGAAAGGTCAAAATCAAATCACGTATTATATATACCTTTTGTGGATTTTTGTGTTACGCTTTGGCATGAGTAAAGAGTTAAACAAAAAGATACTTTCGGACATAACAGTCTATATGAAGTATGCTAAGTATCTGCCTGAGTTAAATAGAAGAGAGACTTGGGAAGAACTAGTCACGCGTAACAAAGAGATGCATCAAAAAAGGTATCCAGAATTATACAATGCAATTGAAGAAAATTATAGATACGTCTATAAGAAAAAAGTTTTACCGTCAATGCGATCATTACAGTTTAGCGGTAAACCAATTGAAATCTCCCCAAATAGATTATATAACTGTAGCTACCTACCAATAGATCATACAGATTCATTTAGTGAAACTATGTTCTTATTATTGTCAGGTTGCGGTGTAGGGTACTCAGTACAAAAACACCACGTTAAAAAGCTACCACATATAACTAAACCTTTTGAAGGTAGAACAAGGAGATTCGTTATTGGAGATTCAATTGAAGGTTGGTCAGATGCAATTAAAGTCTTAATCAAGTCCTATTTGGGCTCTAAGAGATCATCTAAGATCAAATTTGATTATTCTGATATTAGGCCTAAGGGAGCACTACTTGTGACCTCAGGGGGAAAAGCCCCAGGACCACAACCTTTAAAAGAATGTATTGTAAAAATTAAAGGTATATTAGAAAATAAACAAGATGGAACACAACTTACGACTATTGAAGTACACGATATCATTTGTTATATTGCTGATGCTGTTTTGGCTGGTGGGATTCGTCGTGCTGCTTTAATATCATTATTTTCAGCTTATGATGAGCAAATGATTTCTTGTAAATCAGGAA